CCTGCATACAGCAAAACAGAGATTCAGGCAGTAAAAGAGGAAACCGAAGAGGAAGAGAAAATCACAGATATTGAAGTAATCATGGAAGGACAGAAGGAAGAAAAGAAAGACCTCGGCAACCTGGAGAAAGCATTGCACCAGATATTCCATGATGAACCGGAATTATATAAAACCATGCACGAAACAGTACGGACAACCTGCGGGACCAAATATCTGCAGGAAGTGCTTGCACCGGATGGAGATAAGATCTACAGCACCCGTATCCAGGGAATTGGACGAATCATGCTCTATATGCACGAATCCAAAGATATTACATTGCACATGGTCCGGTCGGGAGACAAAGAATTCTATTCATGGGACGATGCATTGAGTTATTGCACAATGATCACAGACGGCGAAGATGCGGAAAAGACCTGGGAAGAGGTGTATGGAGAAGAATTCCCGAAAAAAGAAGAAATTGCACCGGTGCAACCGAAAAAGAGAAAAGAATCCAAGGTGGTAAAAGCGAAGAAACCAGAACGGAAACCTATAAAAACGGAACGCCCAGCACCAAAAACGGAACGATCGGAAACAAAACCGGCAGAACCACAAACAAAACAGCCGGATCCACCGACAAAAAGTGAGGAAATACTTACAAAAGATGAAGAAAAACAAACTGAGACACCTGACACCACTACAGTACTTGCAGAAGCAGAAGAAAAAGAACCGGAAAAGACAGAAGAAACTCCGGAAGTAAAACCCGAGTTTCAACAAGAAAACACTGATGAAACTCAGATTCCGGGACAGACAGAATTAGTCAAAGATTTTCCACAATATTGTCCGCCGGATATGAATGTTCCGGAACAACAGGACCAATCAGAAGAAGTAAAGCCAGCATACGCTACAAGAAGATTATACATAGCGTCTGTTGATGCCGATACGGCAGCAGAATACATGGGAAAAGCCATGGAAAAGGCTATCCGCAATATGCCGGGAGTAAGTTTCGGAGTCTTGACGAAGGAATCATTCTGGAAGGAATTCTTCGAGACTGAAGTAGATGGAGAAGGGAATGAGATTGAATGTGTGAATTAATGTTCCCGAAGCCAACCAGAAAGAAAAAAAGAAAACACCACCCAGCTCCGATCGTGGACACAGTGAAAGGCGAATGCTTTCTATGCCGACTGGAAGGCATCCGCCGGCAGCAGTACACAGAAGAGCACCATGTATTCTACGGGGGAGGATTAAGGCAGGTAAGCGAAGAACATGGCTTTAAGGTCTATCTATGCCGAGATCACCACAAGGATGGTCCAAAGGCAGTTCATAATTGCCGTGAAACAAGAGAACGATTATGCCGGATTCTTCAGAAGAAATATGAGGAAACCCACACAAGGGAAGAATTCCGAGCATTGGGGATAAGGAATTATTTGGAGGATGAAGATGAGACTAATTGACGCGGACACAGAGATCAAGAAAATTGAAGAAGAAATAAAACGCTCATACAAAGCCATTGACCGATGGAGATCAAGAAGAATGCCTGGCAGCAGTCTATATGACATAGACGCAAAGGTACGGCAGATCAAAAATAATATAGCAGATTGTAAACGGGAAATCCGTATGCTGAAAAGCTACACTACAGCATACGACCCGGAAGCAATTGTAAAGAAACTGGAAGACAAGATAGAATATGCCGGAAGATTAATGGTAGAAAAACCGGCGGATAAGCTTGATGAAATTGTCAATAATACAGCAGAAGATTACATACAGGCATATATAGAAGCGATCGAATTGGTGAAAGGCGGTGGAAACATTGAACAGCCAGGAATATGACCAGATAGAAGAAGCAGCCAACAGACTGCAGCATGAAGCGAGCGTCAAATGCAGCAGAGAGTTTGAAAAAGCACAGAAGTATAAAGAGGGCTATGAACAAGGCATAGAAGATCTGTTGAGATACATAAGAAGAGGTGAATGACATGGAGATAAAAGAAAAAATAAAACACTGGTTCCATATGGTACGGACAAACAAATGCCTGGGATGCTGTTTAATCTGCCAATGATGGGATATGTGTAAATGGGATGACAGAGAAGAGGAGGAATAACAAAATGAAAAGACGAAAGATAACAGGATTAATAGCATGCATAGTATTAATAGTGTGTCTGACAGGATGCGCAGAACTTGATTCAGCATTAAATGATCTGCAGGGGAATCTGACGGGGAATACATATACAATCAATACCTATGATAATTACGGAAATAAGATAATGACGACACAGGGAGAAAAGATCAATATCGAAGGGAATGCAGTAAAATCAACATCATATGATAGTGACGGATCTGTAATAACCGGATATGAGTTATCATCGGTGATCACGATCAACATTGATGGCAAAGAGATACAAAGCTGTGGAGATACCTGCATATTTGAGCAAAATGGATTAAATGCCGAGGTGAATTTTACGCAAGAAGACATTCAGAGTCAGTTGAGCGGAGCGATAACAGACAATACAATCATAGCTGGAATCGTTAATAAATATAAAAACTCTTTTGGAAAATCAAGGGTAGTAGTAATCAAGTCGCAATTAGGACAACCGATCACAGCATATTCAGGAGATAAGGTATATTGGAAAATTCCACAAGATCTTCCAAAGATGACCAAATTAATGATAGACGGCAAGGCATTATATATTCACAGAGCCAACTTCCAGATAATAGACAAGGAATTATTGAAGTAAGAAAGAGGCGGGAAATGACAAGAAAAGATATTCTTAAAAAATACGGATTCAGCTGGATGAGCAATGTCAACCTGAAGGAAGAACTTTCAGAACAGGCGGCAGCAGAATTTGAAGATCTGATAAGGACTCTGGCCGAACATAACCGTGGACCGGAACCACCAGAAACAGGCTGGAAGAAACAGATGTACAGCCAATTCATGAAAGGAGCAGGCAGATGACGCGAAACATGATCATCGTGATATGGACAACAGTATTCCTGCATCCTGTGATTTTTCCGTGTGTAAAACACACAGTAAAGGAGACAGAAAAATGGTGGGATAAGAAGAGAAACGCAGAAGAAATTCCTAACAAAGAGAATGAACCTTCCGGCCAGAAGAGAATTTGTAAGAGCCTGTGATGAGCTTAAAACAGAGCTGAAAAAGACGAGGATGTATAAGATGATAACCAGATTGTTGGATTGGTTGGCAAAGAAAATATAAGAATAAATAAGCTTGTACCGCTGGCATTGTATCACAGCAACCAGTCAACATAGAATTCCCTCCGGCATCGGCCGGAGGAGAAAGGAGCATCCGTGACAAAAAAGTTGAGAATCCGGAAAAGCGGACAAATATAGATAGACATCTGTGTAAGAGCTGTATCTACAGAGGGAGTAGAATTGGAGTAGGGAGATGTAATTATATAGCAGTCGAAGGGCATAGCAGAGGTATGCCGGCAGCAGAATGCACAGTTTACGTAAAAGGCAGAAAGAGGAAAGGATTATGGTAGAAAAGATAACCGGTAAAAAAACAAGCTGAAAAGAAACGGATCAGAGCGATAGCTGAGAGGGATGTGTACAAGAGTATGTACATGGATCTGCTTGAAAGGAAAATGAATGGATAAGACAGTAATATTTATTGTTATCGTAATAATTTGTGTGCTGTGTACAGTTTGGAGCGCATGTGTAATGGCAGCACGTGCGGATAAGCAGCTGCGTGAGATTACGTATGACAAGAAAGAGCCGGAAGAAAAAGAGGAAGATATGACGAAACAAAGAACATGCAAACGGTGTGGAATGCCGACGGGAGCAACGTATTACAAGATAAATATAAATGCTGAATGTGACAGAGCAGGAGCGACTACAGAGCAATTCAGCTATAACCTGTCGAAGACTTTAACACAAGCGAATAGTCCGGAGGATGTGTACCGCAGGCGCTGTGTAGATAAAATTGAAAATTATATGAAAATGGATATAGGAAAGATAATGAACGAGAGTGTGATCCGGACAAGACCACCAGTAGAGAAACCACCAAAGAAAGGAAAATGATATGAGGACAAGCAAGATAGAAAGAAGAATAGGCAGAAGCAACTGTGATATGCTGGCAAGCAAGAAACCGGATGCGAAGGCAAATGAGAGATTCCATACACCAGCTTATCAGAGCTATTCGGTGGAGGATTACTTGCGGAAGATGGGAGTAGACATAACGAAGGGAGTAGATGCCGGTGGAGCAGAGACTGGAAGAAAACAATATCAAGAATGAGAATAACCGGAAGAAAGAATATCTGAGAGGATACAGATCCAGTAGAAGACGTATCAACCGTATTGATGATGAAATTATTGAACTGAAAGAATTAGCTGCATCGGTGAAGGCAATTGATTATTCGGGCATGCCGCATGGAAACGGAAACCAGAAGGATCTATCTGATGAGCTGGCAAGGATTGATTCGTTAGTAGAAAAACTTGGGGCAGAAAAGGAAAGTTGCGTTGAATCTTATGTTTCTATCGAAAAGCAGATTAAGGAGATAAAGAACGAGGATGAGAACGACGTGTTGTTTTACCGATATGTGAAAGGCTTAAGATTCTGGGAGATTGCAGAGAAAATGGATTATAGTGAGCAGTGGGTACATAAATTGCATGGAAGAGCGCTGGCACATTTAAAGTTGCCAACATAATTTATCTTTATTTGTGTTAGTTTATTGAAGTTTAGTGTGCAAGTTTGCTATCCTTATACTGAACTTAGTGAAAAGACAGATTTCCACGTTGAGTTCACTTCCTCGAGAAGTACATACAAAACCTAGAAGGGACGGCTTGGCAACAGGTCGTTCTTTTGCTATGTAAGGAGAAGGATATTGAAGAGAAATAGACCAGACAAGGACGGCACCCACCGCGGAGCTTTTGAAAAGAATAAGAAAAAGATTTATGCAACCCAGACTGTGTGTGGAATATGTGGAAAGCCTGTGGACTTCTCACTCAAGTATCCACATCCGCTGTCGCCATGTATAGATCATATTATTCCAATCGCGAAAGGTGGACACCCATCTGATCTGGATAACATGCAGCTTGCACATTGGACCTGTAACAGACAGAAGAGCGACAAGTTGATAGACAGTAGAGGTGGAGGAAAACAAGAAGAATCAATTGGAAACAGGGTACTTCCGCATACATTTGATTGGAGTAATTATAGACCTAAATAATCTTGATGGATAGGGGCATACCTCCCCCACCGTGGGTGCGCGCGGACTTCACACCGTCACTGCGAAAAAAAACACACGCCGGAAAAAAATAGCGTAGAAAGGAGAAATAAATGGCAGAGTACAGAGGCATAGAG